TGATATATTCTTTGATATATTTTCTTTATTTATCTTATGAATAACATATTTAAGGGATTCTACCATATTTGAAATAGCAATATGTTTGTCTAAGTGCAAGTACTTACCAAAATGTATAACACTTCCTTTTGCTCCTATTTTAGATGCATATTCTAATTCTGTTAAAATAGTTTTTATCCACCAAGACTCGCTAGTGCTAATATTAGATTTAACTTTAAAATCTCTTGCAAAATTTAAAATATATGGTGCATGTATTATCATACTAATATTATATATAATTAAATGATTCTTAATTTTATTAATTTCAGAATCTGATAATTTAAGGGTTTTCTTTCCAATAGGATCAGTAATAAAACATTGGATTAAAGTACCACCATCTTTGTGGATATTTATAATATCTTTAAATAAATCTCCGTTAATATGGCAACCGAACATTTTAATATAAAAATTGATTAATATATAAGTTACTAATAAATAAATAATATTAAATATGTTTTTAATAGATAAATATCGTATTACTGATATTCATAATATATTATATCATAAGGAAATATATGAAAAGATCTTTGAAAAGAAGAACTATTATCAACTACTGAATCAAATAAAGGAAGATAAACAGATTAAAATGAAAGATGTTATATGTGGTAATTATAATGATTTCCCAAATATATTCGTTCATGGACCATCTGGTTCTGGTAAGAAAACTCTTATTAATTTAATTCTAAAGGATATGTTTGGTGATGAAATATATAATGTTAAAAAAGAGGAATATTCAATAATGTTATTTGGAAATAAGAAAGAATTAATTCAACTTGATCAATCAAAGCACCATATTATTATAAATCCAACCAATTCAGCATTTGATAGATATTTAATTCAGGATATAGTTAAGACATATTGTTCTCAATTTACATTAGATATGGTTAAACATAAGAATAGATTTAAAGTAGTTATTATTAATAATATCGATAAATTATCATATTATGCACAAACTAGTTTACGTTGTTCAATGGAACGTTATATTCATAATTGTAAATTTATATTATGTGGATACAATATGTCAAAAATAATAGATCCATTAAAAGGAAGATGTTTATCAATACGATTATCTAAACCAACTGAAACAGATATATATAAATTATTATTAAATGTATCTGCTAGAGAAAATAAATTATTATCAAGAAATGATTATTCTGATATAATTCAAAAATGTCAAAGAAATCCAAAATTAGCTTTATGGATGCTTGAAAATAAATATATGGGTTTAAATTTAGAACTTGTATATTGGGAAAATAATATAAAAAAGGTGGTTGAAATTATATTAAGAATTATAAAGAATAAAAATGTAGAACATGCAGAATTAATGGAGATTAGACATTTAATATATGAAGTTTATATTACAAATATTGATGAAAATAGTATAATGAATGAATTATTCTTTGAATTAAATAAGGGTATTGGTGGACATGAAATATTAATTAGTCGATTATTTAGAAAATATGATTATAGAAATATAATTGGTAAAAGATTAATGATACAGTTAGAGGCACTGATATTTAATTTTATAAAGGAATTAATTGATGTGAATGAAGTGAAAGCATTGAAGTAATAGTGTTTTTTTATATATAAAAATTTATTATTATAAATTCTTATATAAGATTAATGACTGAAAGTATACTAGATCGTAAACTATGGTTGGACAACATGATAGATATTGTAGAATTACCATTATCATGTATGAGTAAATTAGAGTTTAATAAATTTATTTTACAAAGAAGTCCAATTGAAACTCCTGATAGAAATCCTAATATGGGATATCTTGAATGTTTTGCTAGAACTTTTGCAGGAATCAGTCCATGGATTGCTCTAGAAAAAATAAATGATGAAAATGAATTTAAAAAACAACAAATAATATTAGAATATGTTAAAAAATGTTTTGAAAATACAATACCATATTTTGATGAAAGTTTTGGTTTATTTTCGGTAGAACAATCAATTGTTGAATGTTCTTATATTTGTTATGGATTTATAATTAGTAAGAATAAAATTTGGAATATGCTTAATGAAAAAATTCAAAATAATATGATTCGTTTATTTAGAAAAGTGAGATTAATGATTAGAACATATCATAAAGAATGTAATTGGTATTTATTTCATGGTATTATTGAAGCTTTTTTTAAATCAATTAATATTGATTATAATATTCAGTTGATTAAAAATATGATATCTTCAGTAGGTGAATGGTATTGTGGAGATGGTTTTTATTTTGACGGTACTCGTAAATTTAAGATGGATTATTATAATTCATATGTTATTCAGCCATTCTTTATAGAAATCTTAAAAATATTTTATTCTAAAAAAGAAAATGATACAACAAATAATATAACAAATAATATAACAAATGATGCAATATCTAAATGTAAAAAATATAGTGAATTTCTTGAAAGAATTATTAGTCATGATGGAACGTATCCTCCATTAGGAAGAAGTGTTATTTATCGATTTGCATCATTTCATTTAGTATCATATTGTATTTATAATGAGACTATATCAGAAAGACATTCTTATGGACAATTAAGAAATGCTTTAACAAAGGTATTAACTAAAATATCTAGTAAAGATATTTTTAATAAAGATGGATTTTTAGCATTAGGATTTAATGCTCAACAAGAAAGTATAAGTGATTATTATTCAAATAATGGAAGTTGTTATTTAACAGTATTAGGATTCTTACCACTTGGATTAAATGAAGATCATATATTCTGGACAGACCCCTACAAGTATTTTACTCAAGAGGCATGTTGGAAATACAAACAGGATTTTGTAAAATATTAACTGTCTTAAAAAATTGATTTATATTTCTTATATAAATAAGTATTAATTTATATATATAATAACTATGTGTGGTATTTGGTTTTACTTAAAAAGAACCCAATCAAAATTAACCAAAGAAATGTACAATAATTACGTTTATAGTTTTAATAAAATTAAAAACCGAGGACCAGATTTTTCAACAATTAAAAATATTTTACATGATAACTCAATTCATGCAATTGCGGGATTTCATCGTCTTGCAATTATGGATACATCAATGAATGGAAATCAACCATTTGAGCATTTTACATCACATGATGAGATAGTTGTACTATGTAATGGAGAAATTTACAATTATAAAAAACTAATAAAGGATCATGATTTGAAACCAAAATCTCATTCAGATTGTGAAGTAATTATTGAACTTTATAAGAAATATATGGATATTGATAAAGTTGTAAGTTTGCTAGATGGTGAATTTGCATTTGTAATCTATCATCGTAATATTGAAACAAGACAAATTAAAGTATTTGCAGCGACAGATCCTACATCTGTTCGCCCCTTATTCTTTGGCTACAAAAAATATGCATATGAAAATACTGATCTATTTTTTAGTTCTGAATTAAAGGGACTAGCATGTTGTGATACTATTGAAAGATTTAAACCAGGTTACATATTTAAACTATCATATATTGAAAAGTTTACAAACGGTATTCAAGTTGAGAAACAATATAATTCTAAATATTATCCATATTATGAATTTGTATATAAGACGCCGATTGTAGACAGTATTGAAAACATTTATGAAGGTATTGTTTCAAGATTATCAAATGCAGTAAAAAAGCGTATTCAATCTGATAGACCAATTGGATGTTTACTTTCTGGTGGATTAGATAGTTCATTAGTAGCTTGTCTACTAGCAAAACATATGGTAACAATCGATAGAACTAAGATGGTCTCATTCTTTAGTATTGGTAATACTGATTCTCCAGATGTAGTAAATGCTCAATTAGTATTTAATCATATTAAGAAAAACATTAATACAAATATCGAACATCATATTTTTGATATTAGTTTTAGTGAAGCACTCTCGGTTATTCCTGAAGTAATCAAAGCAATTGAAACATATGATATTACAACAGTAAGAGCATCTACTTGGCAGTATCTATTAGCTAAAAAGATTGCTGAAACAACTGATGTTAAAGTAATTCTAAATGGTGATGGTGCAGATGAAATTGAAATGGGGTATCAATATTTTAAAAGTGCACCAAATGCAGAAGAAGCTCAAAGAGAAACTGAAAAACTAGTAAGTGAAATCCATTTATATGATGGGCTGAGAGTGGATCGTGCTCTATCCTATAATGGATTGGAAGCAAGAGTTCCATTCTTAGATGTTGAATTTTTTGATTATTATATGAGACTTCCTCCAGTACTAAAGATGCCGTTTAAAGGAACTGAAAAATATTTAATTAGAAAAGCATTTGAAGTAGTACTACCGGATCTATTATGCAAAGAAGTTCTATGGCGTGCCAAAGAGGCATTTAGTGATGGTGTCTCAAAACATGTAAAGTCTTGGTATGAAATTATTCAAGATGATGTAGAAACATTTATTTCTGATAAAGAATATAATGATTCTTCTTATACAATTATGAAACCTGTATCAAAGGAATCATATTATTATAGAAAGATTTATGAATATTATTATCCAAATAGAGAGAATGTAATTCCTCATTTTTGGCTTCCTAACTGGTCGGGTAATATTAAGGAACCATCTGCAAGAGTATTAAAAGTATATGAGGCTTAAAAATTTATTTATAATTATTAAAATATTTATAATATAATTTATTATATTATAACATTTTAAAATGAATAACATTGATGTTGAAAAATATGATGATATTAATTATTTAACTAACTTATTATTTGATGTTTTATACAATAAAAAGAGTGAACGTAAAGTAATGATTGAAGATATTAAAATTTCAGATATTACAGATGAAAATATAAAAAAGAATTATAATGATGAAAAATTACGCAATTTAATAAATAATGTATTTAACCGTGATGTTACATTTGTTTCACGAGTATTGAAAAAATTTATATTTAAGACAAACGATTTGGATCACAATGTGGATATTGTATTAAAAGTTTCTGATGAACCAGATAACCTATATAATGTAGATAATATGAATAAAGTAGTTACATATCTATTAAGTGGTCTAGTAATTAATAAGAAGACAAAACATATATTAATGAACATATTTAACTTTGATGTAAAAACTAATGAAGTTCTAAGATTTATTGAAAAATATACAAGTGATTCAAATGTATTAGATATATTTAGCAAGAAACATATAATTAGTGTTGAAATAAGAGAACATTTTTTTAGAATGGATTCCTTATTTAATATTCTTAATAGTAAAGATGATCCTCTTATTGGGTTTAATGATAACGATATAGTGGTCATATTATTTCAAGTATTACATACACTTGCAACCATACAAGAAAAATATCCTACTTTTAGACATAATAATTTAGATTTAAAAAATGTGTATTGTTATTTAAAAGAAAAAACAGATTCATCATATGAATATGAATTAGATGGTTATAAATTTAAGATTCCAAATATAGGAATCGAAATAAAGATAACAAATTTTGATGAAGCAACTATAGTTGATACTTCAATTAATAATGAAAGTATTATAGATTCATTAAAAATAGTTGATAATACTTATGATATAAAAACATTTTTAGATTCATTGGTAAAAATTAATAAAATATCAAATGAAATAAAAATATTTATTAAAGATATAATGAGTAATTTGGATAATTCAAAAAAACTAATTTTTGGAAACTCACGTTTTAATTCATTTAGATCTAAATCCGATCTATCTGAAGTTTCATACGATTCTCCTCAAATGAAAAGAGAAAGACGTAAAGGAGGTTTAAATGATATGTCAACTGAAGTTTCGGTTGATGGATTAACTAGATCTATATATAAAATGAATATGGATGATATGTCAACTGAAGTCTCTGTTGAAAGATCTATAAATGGAATGAGTGGTGGAGCAAAAAAACCAACTAAACCAAAAGGAAAGAAAAATAATAGAAAACAAAGAAGAGAAACACCTGATGTTGATAATGATGATGATGATGATCTTGATTCATTAACTGAAGAAAACAAAAGATCCGAAGATAGTGATGAAGATTCTATGCGTGAAAGTGAAGATGTAACTGAAGGAAAACCTAAAAAACATAATGTAGAGAAACATCGTCAAGAAAAACATGAAGAATCCATATCATCTTATGATACCCCTAAAAAACATAATGAATCTAAGAAACATGAAATGTTAAATGATATGTCATCGGATGTATCTGTTGATGAAGATACAGATGAAAAAAAACATCAAAAGAGATCTATAAGATCAGGCGAATATGTAAAACAACGTTCTGATGACAGAATGTCTCGTTCTAATGAAATGTCTGAATATAGTCAAATGTCTAGAAACTCTAAAATGTCTTCAATTTTAGGTTCCGTCAACGATCCTCAAATGCAACAAATGCAAATGAACAAACCCAAAACAAATAAATTATTTAGTGCCTTAGGTGCAACTGAATCCGATTTAAATATGTCATCAAAGTTGCCAATGGTTGATCCAAATGTACAAAGCCGTTCAGGTATAAGTCGTGGTTCTATGATGCCTGGAATGATGCCTGGAATGATGCCTGGAATGATGCCTGGAATGATGCCTGGAATGATGCCTGGAATGAATGATCCTGCAATGCAATCTGGACCCAGAATGCAAGAACCTTCTATGCAAGGTGGACCTATGGAAGTTAATTTTAATCAACAAGGCGGTCCCGGTATGCAAGGAGGACCTGGAATGATGCCCGGAATGATGCCTGGAATGATGCCTGGAATGATGCATGGAATGCAGGGTGGTCCTAAAATGCAAGGAGGTCCTATGATGTCTGGAGATCCAATGGAAGTCAATTTTAACCAACAAGGAGGGCCTGGTATGATGCCTGGTATGATGCCTGGTATGCAAGGTGGGCCTATGATGCAAGGTGGACCTATGATGCAAGGTGGACCTATGATGCAAGGTGGACCTATGATGCAAGGTGGACCTATGATGCAAGGCGGTGAACCAATAATGCAAGATGGTGAACCTATGATGCAAGGTGGCCAAAATAGAAATTTTTTTTTTGAATCCAGCCAATCAAAAAACTTGAATGACCTAAAAGTTGAGTCACTAAACTACGAGAAAAAATCAAACCAAACTGGAGGATTACGTGTAATACCAAAATATATTGAACCTTATTCAAATCCTTATCAATCTACAAATGAAGCACAATTAAAAAATAAACAATATATGGAAGATAAAAAAGCAAGTGGGATGCCATTAAGTTATAGCATTCCACAACAAGGGCCACAACAGGGATCACAACAGGGATCACAACAGGGATCACAAGATGCTTTAAATGGTACAACACAAGCATATATACCTCCTCCAGCTTCAAATTTTCAAGGTACATCTTTACAATTAAATATACCACAACCAAATCCACTTCCACAAAAAGTACAACAAACTTTTAATCCAACCTATTATGTACCTATGATGAATCCATATGCACCAAATACACAAGGAAACCCATATTTATGGCATCCCGCTGTACCACCAATTGTTCAAAAATATAATATAACATTTGGTGGTTCAGATGTACAGAGACTAGGTGAAATATATGAAGATGTACTACCTACAAAAATTGCAATTGCAAAGAATACTTTTAATAGTTTATCTGAACGATTATTAGTATTAAATTATTTGAGAACAGTTTTAATAAGAAGTGGAGATGGTGAAGAAATTGGTTTTGACTCAAGAAGAAAACCAGAAATAAATGCATTATTAAGTCATCTAAAGATTATTGGAGTAAATCCATATAATTATAATAGAATGACAAACAATCCTTACACTGGATTACCCGATAGATTATTAGTTTATAAATCATGTTATCCAATCAAAGTTAACGCTAAGACACAAATTATGTGTTCAAATGATAATATAGGTATCAATGTAAGAATATATCAATTATTAGAGGGTGAATCAGTTATTAACATGGTGGGCGAACCATTTAGAAAATTCTTTGAGGCATGGAGAGAAATTACATATTATGAATATATTCGTGAAGAAATTGTGAAAATGAATGTATCGCCAAATTTTGTAACATTAATTTCATATTTTTTACATCCTCGAACATTAATAGATTTTGTTAAATATAGAAAAGAAAAAGATACTAGAGCAGATCCTCAAATGGATAAATATCATAAGATTTATAATGAATATGTAAATAAAAAGATATTAAATATGCCAGGATTTTATGATAAAGTTCGTAAAATGTTAGAAGAAAAATATAAAGGAGAGAAGATGAAATACGAAACACCTGTAATGACACATCCGGGTATAACTGGTTTAACAGTTAATGGAGCCGTAATTTCTTTGGCTAATGTTAAAGGAGCTAAATTCCGTACATTTGATGATTTTATTAATGATAAGATGCAATCTGAAGCACATTATATGAATTATTCAAATGCATGTTTAATTGCATTAACTGAAGCACCAACACAAAATATTAAAGAATGGGCTTCTCGTAAATATGAACAAAATGGAGTTAATGTATCTATCTTACGTATGGTTTCAACCGGATATCATGACACTGAAGTATGGAGATCAGTATTATTCCAATTACATCAAGCATTATATATCTTACATAAGAAAGGTATATGCATATGGAATTTTAATTTAGAAAATTATGTATATATTAAAGAAACTAATTTTGATAATAATAATATTGGATATTGGAAATATATTATAAATGGTATTGAATTTTATGTTCCTAATTATGGAGCTATTGTATTAATTGATAGTAACTTTAAGGATTTAGATGTTGGTGGTACATTAATTAATAATATTGTTGGTAAATATAATAAAGGTATAGTACCTGCAGCACCTGCTGTAAGACCAGAAATACCTAGAGAACTAAGAGAAAAAATAGTTAATGAAACTGATGGAGAAGTAAGAAGAATAATTGGTCCCGCTCCAATGGGTCCTTTAGGAGCATTACCACCAGCTATTGTACCAATACCTATTCCTAGACTTCCTTCACCAAATAGTATCGTAATTCCAGTTGCAGGATTTCCCCCTAGACATGAAGCAAATAAAATCAAAGAGATTGCATTATTAGTTTCTCAATTAAATAGAAATAATGTATCATTTATTGAAATTTTTATAACATTAACAGAAGTTTATGAAGCATTAAATACTAGAGTAGTTGAACCATTAGACAGAACTATTGAAATTTGTTTTGAATTTATAGATACTAAATCTTATAGTGTAGAAAATAAGAATTTATTTAAAGAAATTATAAATAAGTTAAAGGGATCTTCACCTGTACTTAAGGATTTATTATCAACAATTATTATCTCATCTACAGTAATTACTACTGGTGGAGACAATGTAATTGTAGAAAAAATTATTGATTTAATTATAAGTAGATCTAGAGATCGATTTACAGTACCTGGTGATGGTGCTGCAATACCTCCTCGCCCTTTTATTAATAATACTAATTTATTTACTGGTATAACTGCATCAGTCGATTCTGTATTGAGATATATTAGAACTATATTACCATCTATTCTTCCACCACCTCCTATAGCGACTAATATAGCTATATGCCGATTTATCTCAATTATTGTTGGATTAAGCGGTGAAGTAGTTGAATTAATTAAATTAAATCAAGCAGGTAATTTAACTATTACTGAACTAGGAAATATTATGACTGGAACTCCAGCACGTATTATTCCTGCAGCAGTTGCACCAGCTCCGGCAATTTCACCAATACTAACTCGATTACTTACTGAAATAGGTAATCAATATCAATTATTAATGGGATATCTTGTACCTCCTGCATTACCAGGTGCAGTACCAGGTCCATTTGTCCAATATAGGCATAAAATTATTGCAGCTGCATCCGCATCCGCTTTATCTGCATTACAAGGAGCATCATATTCTAATATATTAAAATCTGGTCAAGATGCTGCAGCTGCGGCTCCATTAGAACCAGTTGGAGGCCCACCTCCTCCAGCACCTCCTGCTTTACCACCAAATATTACTGCAACTGGAATTGCAGTTGCTGGTTCAATAAATGCAATATCTGGTAGTACTAGTCCTGTTAGAATCACAGGAACTGGAATGGGTGGTATAAAAAATTTAGAAGATGAAGATTTTAGACACAAGATTATGATGGCTGAATTTTATGATAATTCTCCTTTCTTAAAAGGAGAAATAATTAGAAGAAATGCAGAATTATTTAAAGATAAGGTATTTAGTCAGAATGAATTTAAACAATTTGCAGATACAAATTATGGAGGAATACCTCCGGATGCAATAGTATTATCATTGATAAAATCAATTGGTTCAAAACCAAATGATATAAATAATATTCTTGAAAACTATGGTGAATTTTTACATAATAGAGTTGGTACATTATTAACTAAAATTGAAATGAATGATACAACTGGAGTATTAGTTAGAGGAAATACAGATTTTAAAGCAGGAAGTCTAATTGCACATACTTTAGATGGTGTAGATTTTGACGTAGTTGTATTTAAAGATACTGTAAGTCCAGTAGTTGCAGGAGCACCACCCGCTGAAGCAAATATTATTAAAATAAAGAGAGATAGTAATAATAAAGTATTACGTACTGAATTAAAGAAGGTACCAATTGGAGAATTACATAATTTAAATGATAAGCTTAAACAGATATACAAACCTAGTATGAAATTATCTGAAGATGAATTAATTGAGACTTACGAAATTAATTTTTAAAACATTTATGATTAAATGTTTGACTGTTTGATAGTTTAACTGTTTGAATATAATAGATTTGACTATAATAGATTTGACAATTTAAATTTAATTTTTATTAATTAAATTTAAATATAAATTAATATATATGAGTAACAAAAGTTATTTAACTGATAGAAGTTTTTATAATTTTGAGGATAATTATAATGATACTAATAATCAAGGCCAAACAAAGAAAAAAAATAATTCAAATAAGGCAAATAAAGCAAATAAAGTAAATAAAGCAAATAGAACAGAAGAAGATTACAATAAGATATCTTCAGATTATTTTAATTTTGGGCAAAAAGATTATAATCAATATCAAGGGACAAAAGCAGATTTATCACATAGATCAAAGAAGGTAAGTATTTTTGATCCTGATCAATATGATAAAAAAAGAGAACCTCAAAGAGACAAAGATGGTAAAATAATTCCTGAAGAAAAAATAGGAATTACTAGAGAAGAAGCACCAATTAAAATAGAAGACCAAAATAGATCAATTGACGAAAATGCAAAAAAAATAAATAAAAAGAATTTAGATTATTATAATGTCTATAAAGATTTTAATGAAACTAGATCTAATACAGATTTAATTTATAAATTAGATAAAGCTCCATTTTTATTTTGGAATGAACATAAGCAAAAATACTTTCAGAGATATAATAATGATAAACAATGTGCAGAACCATCCTGTCAAGACGCCGATAATGTTGAACTAGTTAAAGAAGCTTTTTTCTTAAGAGAAAATATAGAGATAGTACAAAATATGATCATAAAGAATGTTGCTAAAAAAAGTAACTATTTAATACCAAAACAAAAAGATGAAGATATTATATTATTAATGAATGGTATCTATCACGATTATGCTAGAAATCTACCATATAATTTAAAAGAACAAATCCAAGAATTAGATGAACGTACTGTGAATTTTATAACTCCTTGGCTTATAAATGAAGTTGAAGCCTATCAAAAATATCTAATAGATTCTAACGCTCCATTAAGACCTCCAGAATTACCAATTAATATAACAAAACCACGTAAAGAATCACTCCCTAGTGTATTCCCTAGATAATATCTAGAATAAATTTTATTTTTATAATTATTTATTAAATAATTATTAAAATTAGATATTCAATTTATAGAATCTTTATTTTTTTTCTTCTTCTACGCGAAGTTCACCACCTCTTCTGTAGAAAACTACTAATCCACGTTTATTAATCATTTCAGTAGGGTTGGATTCTAAACTGGGGTTTCCATTTTCATCAACAGATCCAGGAATTAAGGGGATAACTGGTGAGTTAGTATTTGCAGCGATAGTTGCACCGTAGATTAAGGGAGTGTGGATTAATACGGGTCTGTATGCATAGAATTGGCTGTTGCAGTTTACAATTGCAGATGAGCCAACAACGATTTCATTGGTAGAAATCATTTGGCCTTGTTGTTGGGCATTGAGAACGGGTGTCATCATTTCAGCAAATACGGCAGATTTTAATAAGAAAACATCATTGTTGTCGCCTACAATAATTTCATTAGGGCATTGTACTTCAGCTTGGTTGAGTGTTTCGTATCCATTAATGGTTAATGGGAGAGCTACGAAAAAGGGAGATGCAGCTGAGCGTACTTGGGGTTGACGGAATTTACGAGATAATGAGATTGCAATGATTTCATCAGCGGAGTGTACTCTGCGTTGGCGTTGAACAAATGTATTGTTTTGGAATTCATAGATATTTTGTACAAGGGCATCATTTATACTGATTGGTGCATTCATTGCTTGAACAGGTGGTACATTAATTTGGAGGTAAGGTACGTTATATACTTCTTGGGTGTAGCCTACAGTGTTGTATTGACTGTAATTCATTGTGTTGTATAAAGGTGCAGATACTACAGTGATAGGGTTGAAAGAGAAGGCAGCAAATAATCTCTTGAGAACAATGGATTCATCACCCATGTTTTGTACTTCGGGGGAATAGATAGAGAATTTGCAGTTGTCTACAGAGTTAATGAATTCGGCGGCGGTTACATCAAAGTATTTACCGGCACGAAGAGCAATTACGGAGTTCCATAAATGTTGTTGTAAAAGAACTCTGTTTCTTAAATCTTTAATGGGGCTTTCACTGTCGCAAACTACATCGTTCTTATCTGTTACTAAGGCATAGAAGAGTCTGTAGTCAGGTAATGTTGCAATGCTTTCTTTTTGGTATTTGGCTTTAACTACGCCGGCAACGTTAGATAATAACATACGTTCATCGACAGAATCGAATTTAGGTACGAAAAGAGCAAAGAGTAATGCATTTACATAGACTGCGGGGTTGTGTCTGCCAGCATCGTATCTTCCAGATAAAGCTACACTGGAGCAATCAGTGTGGAGCATGGATTGGATGATTACAGATGCATGGAGGGTGCGGGTTCTGGAGTAAATTTGAACAATTTCTTGTAAGATACCAAATTCGGATTCTTTGAGGTCTAAGCCAGTATTTGATTCTACTGCGATAGTACCAAGTAATTTAGAGAAAGATGTGACATTTGTAGATGGGAACATTCCTCTGTCTTCTTTTTCTTGTTCATCAGTGCCTGATGATAATTTCATGTCAACGAGTCTTCTAAATTCTTCGAATTCAGCAGCGCTTAAACCATTTTCATTTGCATATTTCTTGGCTAAGCTTAAGATTGAGTATAAGGTGTGTCCAGATGTGCTACCTTGTAAAACGTTTTTCATTATTAAGTTATAGAATTTACGTGCAGTTCTGCGTACTTCACGAGCACGTTCAGTAAAAGCTTCCATTACTTTATCATATAAAGTATTGTCATCAGGATATTTACGTCTAAGACGTTCATAATCTTGTAATGTGAGGGAGGTCTTTCCTTCACTTATAAGGCGTTCAACTTCTTTTTGAACATTACCAGAGGGAGAACTATCGAATTGGCGAGTTGCTTTATCCATTATATTATATATATTATTAAAATAAAATTTTTGTAGAATAATTAATTCTTAACTAAATATTTTTATAAATGAAAAAGTAAAAACTATAAGTTTAATATTGAGCTTACTACAATTTCTATATTACCTTGATTATTCTCAAGTAGATTTTTAATTTGTTCATCAGCTATATTAAATTGCATATTACGTATCTGTTCATATTCTTTTTGATATGTATAGACTTTTAATTTATCTAATAGAGTTGGATTCTCTAATACATCATAAAATATCTTTCTTTTTTCACCGTCCGAGAGTAAGTTAATTAAACGTTTATCTGATAAGATCTTATTTAATTCTAAATTTATGTTTATGTATACTAGAACCACCTGATTATTATCAAATTCATATGAATCTAAATCATTTATAACTTTACCATA